ATCCTGTTGGAACTGCGCAAAGGCCGCAGGGCTTGGAAAGTCCACCACCTTGGCCACATCGGCCATGGCGCTTTCAAAATCCGAGGCCGCTTGGATCGGCGCGCCGATCGCGCCGCGCAGGGCGTAAAAGCTGGCCACCGCATCCACCAGCCCGCCGCGTGCGTCAGCCAAGGCGCGGTTGTTGCGGGTGATGGCCGCGTTCAGGCGGTCCCCGAAGGTGATGGGCTGGCCATTGGTCTCGCGGACCGTGTTCGAGATGCCCGCCAGCGCATTGGCCGCACGACGCGCCGGGCTGGTCACCCGGTCCAGCAGTTCGATGACCAGTTGGGATGTAAGCTGTGTCATCAGGTCACCTCATCTTCGCCGCCCGCGCGAGACGCCGGGCCTCGGCGTGCCAGAGCACCACCTCGGACCAGTCCATTTCCTCAAAGGCCGTCAGCGGAGTGTTCAGCCAGTGGGCGGTTTCGGCAACGACCGATCGCCAGGAGGCGAAGCCGTGCCCTTGGGGAAAAAATCCGCAATCACCTCCGACAGCGCGGTGAAGTCGTCGGTGTCGAGGTCCTCGATCATCTCGACCGGATAGCCCGTCAGCGCCGAGGCCATGACAATGCCCTGATCCAGGCGGTCGGTGATGCCGTCGAGCGCCGCGTTCATCCGCTTGAGGTCCTTCACCTTCGGCTTGGCGATGCGGATCTCGGTGATTTCGCGACCCTCGAAGGTCACGGGTACTGACAGGGAAACGGTCTTTGATTTTGCTGCGTCAGACATGGATCACCTCAAAAGCCGTTGGGGATGCGCAGGATGGATCGCTCATCTGCGTTTTGCGACGTGCCGTTGACACGCCAATCGGTGGTGAAGAAGTCCCAGTAGTATTTCTCGGCCCCCTCGAAATAGAGCTCGTAATGCAGGATTTCGTTGATGGCGTAATCAAAGCCCTGCAACTCGCCGCGCTGGAACGCCTCCGGATTGGCCGTGCCCAGACGCCCCTCCAGCACCGCCTTGGCCTCGATGGCCACGCCGTTGCGCTTGTCGCGCACCGAACCGTAGGCGGTGAACTTCTTGCGCGCCGTGGCCCCAAGACCAAACTGCGTCAGCAGGTCCGGATCCCAGCCCGCCAGCTTGAAGCTGGCCTCCAGCTTCTGGATGCCGAGGGCGACCTCAATCTGCACGCGCGAGCCACCCGGGTGATGGTCCTGGGTGATTTCCTGCAGGTTGGGCAGCTGCAACTCGGTCAGCGTCAGGTGCTTGGAGGCCGTGGGGTTCTCATCGCCGCAAAACAGGTTTGCGGCCTCCATCACGTAAATATTGCTCATGGGAGCGTCTCCTGAATGTCGGACAAGTTTCGGGCCGGTCAGCCGGTGATGGTGCCAACCTGCGCGAGCAAATCATCGAGCAGCGCATCCAACGCCGGGCGGTAGCGCGCGGACTGGATGCCGAGATAGCGCAGCACCGGTGCTTCCTCGGCGGCAAAGCTGACCGTGAAGCGGCCTTGGCGCAGTTCCTCGGGCGTGTTCTGATCGCGGGTGAACTTCATCTCGAAGCCAAGGATGTCGCCATCGGCCTTGAGGTTGCGCAGGCCGGTTTCCATCGTGTTCAGGATCGCCTGGATGGTCTGGCCCGTGACGTTGAACCGCCCGAGATAGAACCGCAGGGTGCGCAGCAGCATCAGGTGGATGAAGTCGCGCCCGCGGGTGACATTGTAGAACCGCCAGAGATCATCCTCGCCCGCGTTGTCTGTGCCGACAAAAATGAAGCCACCCTGACCGATCGCGCTTTCCACGCCCATTTCACCGCGCAGAAGCACAGCGATATTGGCCGAAAGCAAGCGCTGGCCTTCGGTTGCGCCATCGGTGAGCGAGAAGTTGATGGGACGTGAGGGACCAACAATGCCCTGCACCGGCTGGTTGGCCCAGCTGTGGAACGGGCGGCCCTGCTTTTCGTGGTCGCGGCGTACGCCGATGCCGATCACTGCGGGCGACAGCGGCTGAACGACACTCACCCCACCGGCAAACACCTTGACCGCTGGATCGCCCGGGATCAGGCGCTGCGAGGCAATCGTCTCTCGCCAATCGATGGCGTCCTGCTCGGTGGTGGCGGGGCCATCCACGACCGCATGCGCCAGAAGCTTTTCGCAAATGGCGGGCAGTGCTGCGCAGACCGGATTGGCCTCGCCGACAACGCGCTGGCTGGTATAGCCCGGGGCGCAGATGAGGCGCGGGATGATGCCCAGCTCAGGGCCAGACGTCAGAAAGGCCTGCAGGCCGGTCGCGACGCCGTCGCCGACGATATTGGCGATGGTCGCATCGGTATCGATCCCGTCTTCGACGCGGACGACCACGACCTTGGCGGCCACCTGGAACTCGCCGAGCTGCGCGTTGATCAGCGTGACCGCATCACGCAGCGTGCCGGTCGCGCCAAGCGCTGTCAGCTTGGTCGCGTCGTCAGAATAGAGAAAAACCGGCGTGTCCGCCGGGAACATCGCAGCATCGGCATCGGGCGCCGTGCCGATCAGGCCCACGACGGACATATCACTCCAGACGGGCGGGCGCGGCTCAGTATCGATCCGCGTGATGGAAATCCCGAAGGTCGGGTCAGACATGAGAAGGTCTCCTTGAATAGCCATAAACCCCACGCGACCGTCAGGCGCGCAGGGCATTGGCAATTGGGTCATTGAAAGTGGGCGTTACAGGCGCGTTTCGCGCTCTGGCACAAACTCAGAACGATAGCGTCGGTGTCGTGATATCGAGGTCAGTTTTCGTGTCGGACTGGATCTGGACCTCGAGGATCAGCGCCGGACCAGCAGATGCTGCGGGTTCCCCGAAGACCCGGATCGCGCGGACAAACCCACCGACTCCGTCATCGACAACCTCACCCACCTGCACATCGCGCACATCGGTGATGCCCAGCTTGGTGCTCATCTGTGTCAGGGCGGAACGCATCCCGGCTGCCTCCTTCAATATGTACCGCCATCGACCAGATCAATCCGGCCTTGCAGCGCCGTCAGCGTTGATTGCAGATTGGAGACCTGCGCAATCGTATGGCCATGGCTGCTGGCCGCCTTGCTGGCGAGTTGCGCCGTGAGGTTGGGAATATCACCGATCCCAAGCGCCACTTCCCCGGCTTGGCCGTTCACGGACGACACCGGGCCATTGGCCAGAACGCTTTCAGCAATATCCGCCGCGGCGGCCGCATCCTGTGCCGCCTGCTGGGCCAAGGCCAAGGCGCTCGAGACCGCAGCCGCCGTTTCAATCACGGAAGCTGCAAGGCCCGCGCTGGCAGAAATCACCCAATCGGCGTGCGCTGCGGCACCGATATCGCCGTTGACGGCCACCACTTCGCCCGCCAGCCCGCCATTGGCCCGAGTGTAGCTATCGACCCGAAACACCGCCCAGTCGTTCAGGCTGCCGCCCCCATCACGCGTCAGCACGACATAGGGCGTGGGCGCAAAGAGCGCCCGCGCAGGCGTGTCGTCGATCTCGAAGGTGGTCTGTAGGCCCACAGACACAGTGAGAGGCGTCGAGGATGTCGCCACCAGAAACCCGTTCTCGGCCGCCGCCGTTGCGGTGGCGAGTGCAGGACCCAAGACCTCATTCACCCGCGACAGCCCCAGCGTCACCAGATTGTCGGTGGCACCGCGAATGCGCACAAGCTGGGCATCGAGATCGCCGAGGCTTTCGGCAATCAGGCGGTAGCGGCGATTGAAGAAATCCCGATCAAGGTCCTGATTGTCCCGCACCCGCAGATCTTCAAACCTCAGCATGGCGTCACCCTTTCTTCAGCGGCTCGGATGTGGCGATCGCCTCCGGATGGTCTGCTTGCAGGCCGTTGAAGATGGCGGCCGTCACCGTATAGCGCGCGCCTGGCCGGAACCGGGCCCCGGCAAATTCAAGCGGACGGTTCACCGTCACCCGGTAATGGGTGGGTTTTGATGGCATTGGGGCTGTCTCCTGGCTTTGGTCTGAGCGGGATAGATTACGCGCGGCTCGATCAGGTCTGGGCGTATTCGATCAGCTCACTGACCAGAAACGGCACCGCCGCGCTCACGGTCGAGCCGATGATCTTGACGGCGTAAGTGCTGACCGAGGCTACATTGAAGATTGAGGTCCGCCGCACCGTGCCATCGGCCAGCACCACATCCTCAACCACATCGGCCGCCTCCACCACGTCCAGCGCAGCACCGGTCATAAGCGTCACAGTGCAATCGTGGTTCACCTCTTCAAAATGTTGCAGATCCGTGACCACCTTGACGCTGGTTGTGGGCGAGCCGAGCGTGCGCTCATCCGACACCCAGATAAAGGCCGTCTTGGGGCGGGTGGCGACCGTCTGTGAGCCCGCAAGCCCGAAGCCCGGCATCAGGTCCGTGGTGCCCGTGAGCGTCATCCGCAGCGGCAAGATGCCTGGCAGACCCGAGAGGTCCGGACCGCTGGTATCACCATCCAGCGCCACCCAGGCCCCGTTCACCTGCACCTCGATATCTGTGCGACAGGCAGGTGGCGTCACGCCTTCGTGCAGCACATCAAGATCGAGAATGCCGCCTGCCAGCTGCAGCGCTGTCAACTCGACCGAGAGCCGTGTGCGCTCGAACCGCGCAAAGTAGAGCCGCATCTTCATATCATCGACCAGGTTGCCCGCGAAGAACGCGCCATCGGTCGAGACAAAGAACGTGCCCTGCACCACCCCGTTGTCGGTATTGGTCATGGCGACATAATGATCACCGGTGGTGACCAGCACGATCGCATAGCGCCGTCCGGCCGTCAGGAAGGTCGGCGTGATGGGAAGTTTAGTTTCCACCAGCGACGGCAGGCCGACTTCCGTAGAGATCGCTCCCACTTGTATATCCACCACCGGCAGTGTGGTGCGCGAGATCACCCGGGACAGGTCTGGCATGCCAAAGGCGGTCTCGGTCACCAGCAGTGTGACATCCCCCGCGGCGGCCTTGCGCGAGAAGTAAATCCCAACCTGGCTCAGCCAGCCATCCTGCGAGTTCAGGAAGGTCTGGGCCACTTGCTGGCCGTTGATCGTGGCCGTGGTTGTGACCCGGTCCCAGTATTGCTCCTCATAGGTGTCGATCCAAAACCGCCGCACCCGGATCCAGTGCACATTGCCGTTGGG